GGAAAATATAACAACTATTAGTCCCCTGGCTTATGGATTGTGCATTGTTGGGTGCATTGCACTTTTCATTATCTATAGACTTCTGTCGTGGTTGCTTGGCGTATACTCTCAGTGGAGACAATACAATGCAATTGTAAATGAACTCTCTGATGAGTATAGCGCTTTCAAGCATTATGCGAAGAAGAGCTATGGTTTTTGGCTTACGCACCAAGCGGAAATCAGGTTGGCTGTCGCTGTTGCCACTTGTTCTTATGCTATCTACAAGTTTAAAAAACTTGAAAAGAAAGTTAAGAAGAAGGGGCATAAGGAAGGATTGACAATTAGTGGAGTCACTTTTGATTGGGCTACAATAACCCGTTTCTTTGCTGACTCTACTTTTCTCTTCGCTCCTTTGGTTCTCATGCTGCCTGGAGGATATGGTGTGTTTCGTAGCGTTCATGGCGTTTTAGTGATTCTTGCTCGCTCTGTAAAGATGTGGACTTCACTTGATCTCGAAAAGTTGTTTGACAGACCCGCTGCCGACGTTATTTGTTGGGTAAGAGGGGCTGTAGAAGCAGCTTTAGAGGTTCGTGATAACATGCCTTTGACGCAGCAATTGTTTGTACATGCCTACAACGCACAGTTATATTGTAGACGTAAAGTCCACAATTTAGCTGGAAATTTACGAGCACAGCTCTTTCCTACTCGTGGTCAGAGAGCTATTGGTGGTGAAGGTTTGCCAAATCTTCTTATGCCTATTCTTGGACTTGGTACAGCTACCTTGGTAGGTGGCATTTATGCCGCCTCTAGGTGGAGAAATTCCAAGAAAAAGAAGACAGCTAACAAGAGAGTACGTGGCAGAATTGTTGCTCGACCGGTTGTGGTTGACCCTGAGGTGTCAGAGAGTCCCACTTCTGTGTCCAACAAAGTTGCGGCCCGGTCAGTTGTGGTTGATCCTGAGCCTGTTTTTATTGGCTCAGAAGATCCCACTTCTACTTCAAGCTTGTCTGAACGGATTGCTTCACCTACTGAGGAATCCAATGTTGACAAGGTTGTCTCCAAGCGGCGGAGAAAGAAGAAGCAGCCTGAAATGCATTTGCCCAAGTCTAACCTTCCAGATAATGGAAGGACTTGGACACCTGAGGTACTTCAGACTGGCTCTCCTTACTTTAATGGAGTGATGCGTAAAGCTAACTCTATTGTCCGTATTGAACATGGCAATCTTGTTGGTACTGGTTTCCTTTATAGGGATAAAGTAGTCAGTGTCCAGCATGTTACTGGAGTGGAAGAGCCCTGTCAGATCGTATTCCACGATGGTTCCAGACAGGAAGTTACTTTCACAACTCTTGTGGAAGGAGACGATGCTGAGGACGATTCGATCACAGCCGCAGGTTGTGTATCTCGTCCTAAGAACGTCCCTTCTTTTGGGTTGGGAAAGCCTATTACCTGTGGCGAGCCTGTTGCGGTTTTGGGTCCTGATGGGCAACTGTCCGTTGGTACGAAGGTCGGGGTAGGCAAACACAGTGCCTCCACGCAAGCTGGATGGAGTGGTGCACCGGTTGTCAGTGCTTCAGGGACTGTCGTCGGTGTGCATCAGGCGGGATCGAGAGCTGTTAACTACTTTCTCCCGTTTGATTCCGAGAGCTTGGATTTTTAAAATGGGGTCTCGCTTCAGTGATTCTTACTGAAGAGAAGCGAGACCCCTCACAGCCTGTTAAGGATGTCAAGCGTGATCGTTTTCTCACAAGGCACCGCAGGTACTGTATCGCACGCAACGTTTTTAATGACTATACTTATTCAGATGTGTGCAATGCTGATAAAAGTCTCAATGAGATTTTCAAATATCAGCATGAACCAATACATCCGGATGACTTCTATATGCATGAAGCTGCTGAATTGGTTTATAATCATTTGGCTCAATTTGTTGAAGAAGTTGATGTTTTAAGTCATGATGAAACAGTTGCAACGTTCGATTTCAGTACTTCTCCGGGTTACCCTTGGAAGAAATATGGATCTAAGCAGGATATCTTTAATGAGCATGTGGATGAAGTCCTGGCTTATTGGTATGCTCCGGAAGGTGAGGTTTATTGGAGTGGTTTTCCAAAGTTAGAACCATTGCCCAAGGAAAAAGCTATACAGAAAACTAGGTTGATCACAGGATCACCTATCCATCTCACTTATGTTTTCAGAAGACTGTTTGCCAATTTGGATGAACAAATTGTAGAAAACTACGGAAAGTTACATACTGCCGTTGGTGTTTCTCTTTTTCATCGAAGTTGGCATCAGTTGATGCAACAGTTTGAGAATGGGTTGGTAGATGAAGTTGATGCATCTCGTTGGGATGCACGTGTGACAAACCTTGAATTTCAGCTTGTTTCTTGGATACGATGGCAATTTCTTAAAGACAAATCTCCGATAAATGCTCGGCGTGTTCAGTGGATTTTTGAGCAGACATATGACTCCAAAGTCCTCATGTTTACCGGTGACGTGTACAGAGTCAAAGGAGGAATGAAAAGCGGCTGGCCTGCGACTAGCGTTGACAACAGTCTTATCAATTTGATAAGATTAGCGTACAGCTGGTTGCGTATGGGCTATGATAGGGAGGATTTTCATAGTTTTCCGATGGCTGTCTACGGTGATGACCTGTTGACTGGTAGTCTTCCAGAACAATTCTGGGATTATTATCAAGAAGCAGGTACTCAAATAGACACTCATAAGAAACTTGGGATACCCCTTGAAGGCGCTTCATTTCTTTCTCAAACTGTGGCGAAGAGGAAGGGAATTTGGGTAGCAATACCTAAAGGACCGCGTCTTTTGTACTCGGCAGCTTTTGCGGAGGGAAAAGAGACTCAACGTAATGGTTTGACAAGACTTTTGTCTTTGGCTTTGTGCGGTTTCTGGACTGAGGACTTTGATGAGTTGTATTCCTGGTATAAGGATTGGTGTCTCGTCTATGGTATGACGCCTTACGCTCGGAACTGGTTTGAATCTCAATGGTTGAGCTACGAGTTGGATGGAGGTAGGTACAAAAATGGCTCCAACCAAGAAGAAGTCAAATCAGTCCCCTTTGAATGGTGTTGTCAATGGACGAGTGGCCAAACCTTCGGCTAGGGCTCGAAGGCGGAGGGCTAGACGTAACAATGATCTGACACTCTCTGTACCGATGGGTTCGCAGATTGGTAGAGCGCCAAATCCTTATCCTCCGAGTTATCGGATACCTAAGGAAAGTAAGCACTTCTATCTTTGTGCAATGGACCCTTGGGGTGGTTTTAAATCACAAGGTGTGCCTGACCGGTTTATTGGTAGAACTATTGTTGTTGATGCTTATACATCTTTGATATCTAATGCGGATTCTTTGTCCTTTTTGGTGTTACCAGTTAGAGGAACTAATTTGTTCACAGGTAAGGGTCCTACGATCCATACCGACGCGTGGACATTTTTCTCTTCTAACTTTACTTCTAACGTCTTTAAGGCTTTCCGTACGATGTCTTTAGCTGTACGTGTCACTCCACTAGGTCCACTGGTAAACCAGTCTGGTATCCTTACATTGAGTCGAGGACCCTGCGAGCTTGCAGTCACTTCCTCTGCACCAGCGACGGCAGATAAACTCTTGGTGGATGATAACATTACACGCGCTGCGTTGATGCGTAATCCATCAGCTATCAGTGTACCACTTTCTGAAGGAGGTTTTGCCTTGTCTATTCATGAGGATCCTACTTATGAATTTTCATCGGCATCTGACTATTCTTCCGGTCATTATTGGTCTATCAGTCCTACTAGCGGCGCTTTTAGAGAACCTGTTGATGTCAAACATGGCTTAATTGCCGGTGTGATTGAAGGAGGTAATTCTAATGCCAGCTTTATGATTGAAGTCCGACATTGCTATGAAGCGGTACCTGATTTTGAGTCTGATCTGTATTTGGCGACAAGTGCTTCTCCTGCTCCGGATGATCATGCACTAAACTTAGTAGCGAAGTCTTCTGCTTTGCTACCGGTTGGTGATGTTCTTTCTAAGGCGGGTCACTGGTCATCCAAAATTGCTGGTCTCTTTGGACCTGAAGGCATGCTCGTGGGTGAGGGCATTGAACTGCTAACTAGTGGTTTTGATGCTGTCAGGTCAGTGTTACGTTGAACACTGTGAGTTGCGGTTTGTCGAAAGGTGGGGAGGCTTAGGCCTCCCCCCCTTTTGAGGGTACGGCAAGAGTAGGTCAATGGTGCATTCATTTGTACTAAACTCTACTTTTGAAAGGGCCCAAATATTGGGTAGTTTCTTTAAGGGAGGCTACTACTTTGGATATGGAACGTTCATAGCTTCGGTCATTACGGTCCCTGTAGGTAACGAAGGAGATCTGTGCTGGGCTTTGAGCTGCGCCATATTTGGAGTGCCATTTTTATGGTTCAATATTTGGGAAGGCGCCCCTTCCCTCTGGAGCTGTCTATGGACCTATGATAACACAATTGGAATAGTTCTAACGGAAGTTTCTTATGGTGCATGTGTGGGGACGCATGTAGACCTTGGGTAAACAGTTGCATTTGCTTGTAGCTGGTAAACCAATCCATGGGGAGCAACCTTATTAAGAGGAGGCTGTGTGAATCCTTTCCATAAAGTAGACTGTTGGCTGTAGCACTATGTGATTCATTCTGATAGCAAGTGGTTCCTACAGGCGGTTGAAAGGAGAGGTAATTCATGTGGGCCAGGCTGTCATTAATTTGATGGTTCTGGGCTGACCCTGCCAATTGTGCATAGGGCACGTG